TATCATTATTAATGTTAATTGATATACCTGTAGGATCTGTTACTACAGTTACATTTGCTTTTGAACTATCTCTTTTATCTACTACTTCCATAAAATCTTCTGGATTAAGATATTTAATTTTCATATATCTATCTTTAGTATCAGTAAGAGTTTTACTATTATACTTAATATATTTAAGATCTATAATATTTTCTGGAAGTTTCATATGAGTAGGTCTAGCATTTGTACCACTAGGTTCTAATTGAAACAACTCATAAAGAAAATCATAATCTCTACCATCTATAATATTATAGTAAGTAGATTTAATTATTTGTGCTACTTGTAATGACTCTACACTGTCGTTAATAGAGTTGACTTCATCTGAATCCATATCAGATAATATGTCTTGTGTCATTTCAAGTAGTGTCATTTTAGCCATAGTTTAATCCTAGTCTAAGAACATAACAGTTAAACCTGCTTCAAGAACTGTAATATCTGTTCCTGCAGTTGTAGCATCACCTGCTACATATATTGATAAAGCTTGATTTGCAGTTGCTGATACTAGTCCAGAAGCTGCTACATGAAGTGTATCAACACCTGATGTATGTTTTTGTATAGATACTGTTCTATTTGCTGGTGTTCCATCAAGTGCAAATTTAAATTTATAAAGTTTGTTAGATGCTACAGAGTCTGTAGTAAAGTTACACCAAAAGTCTATGTAATAATGTCCTGCAAATAGTAAGTCTACTTCCCCATTAGTTGGATCAACAGTTAAATGATCTTCATAACTAGAGGCTGCCCACTCTCCTGTAGGATTTAATTTAATATAATTATCTGCAGTTCCATTTAAAGTTAAAGCAGTAGTTCCTGCTGTTATAACAATCCCTGCATGAGCTTTGGCTGGTGCATATTTCCAGTCACCTGATGAAGCTCCGTCTGATACATAAACTTTACCTGCAGTTACTGCAGCTATACCTTTAGGTTCATGTATGTCTGGATCTGTAATTGCGTTGTGTTGTACTGTCATTTATTTATCCTAAATAAAATAGGAGGGGACCGAAGTCCCCATACCTATTAGTTTTTGTCGTACACGTACTCAACAACTAAACGACCTGCTCCTGTGAGCAAATCATCAGTTGTTGGAGCGATAGTTACTTCGCCTGCAGAAGCACCAATTGTTTTACCAATTAAAGCACCTGCACCTGTTACAACATTACCTGCTGTGCCAATAGCTGTTTGAGTAGCTTCGTCAGCTTCAATCAAACCATCAGCATCAATAGCAGATCCTGCACCAGTGTATAAACCAACAACTAAATCAGTTGCTGTAGATGTAGAAGTAAATGCTACATCAACATATAACTTAGCTGATACAATTGTTGCATTTGCAGGGATTGCAAATTGTAAATTGCTTGAACCATAAGTAGGTAGATTATTATAATCAAAGTCCCAAACAGCTTGTTTAACTAAACCAACTGATTGTGATTGAGCACCTTTACTACCATCTGTAGTTCTAACACCATAGTGGTTAGCAACACCACGTTTTGCGTCTACTTCATAAGTCATGTGATGTCCCCTTAGTAGTTAGATGGATGAGTTAAAATTACACCCAATGTGTCAACACGTTGAGCACCAAAACCGAAGCGAGAAGTAACTTGATACTTGTCAGCTCTTTCTTCGTTGTCTCTCCAGCCTTCTGTTTTAGGAGCACGTCTCCATGCATGCATAATTGGCTTGCATGAGTCGTCAGCTACGCACATAAATACGTTAGCTTTGTCACCTACAGCTGCTGTTTCAGATGTTAAACCATATGAAGAAGCGTTAATAGCTTCAGTAGCAGCTAATGAAGGTAAGAAGTTAGAAGTGTAGATATCGAAACCAAAAATGTTACGTACAAATTTGTGGTCACGAGCAAAACCTTCTGTTACAATACCTTCAAACATTGGGTTGTTTGAAACGTTAACTAAGTTTTGTAAGCTGTTTAATGTAGCTTCAACAACTGGGTCAACAATAGCGATACGACCACCAGCAGGAACGTTAGCTTTATCAAATGCTAATTTCATAGCAATGAAGTCATCTAATGTAATAGTTCTTGCATTAGCTGCAGCAGAACCTACCCAACGGTGTGGTCTACCATTTACTAAGTTAAGGTTTGCACCTGTTTGAGCTGAGTTAACAGCTGTTAAAAACTTAGTTTCATGATGTTCACCAAGTGCACGTGTTGATTCCATAGCTCTCATAGCCATGAGTGTATCAACTTGTGAACCATCTTCACGTAAGTCATCACTAACTTTCCATGCATCACCAACATAGTCAGTAATTGTAAGTTGTAATGTACCTGTGTCGATAGGTGAATAGTTTAATGGTGTGTCTTCAGCAGCATCTTGAAGAGTTACTGTACCTACTGTTTTAATGTTAAGAGTTGTACCTGAACCAAAGTCTGTTACGTCTCTCCACATACCTTCTGGTAGTAGATAGTCATGTAAGTTTTCAAGAATAAACTGTGAATACTGTTGTGCTTCAATAAAAGCACTGGTATTACTTGTTAATTGTGCCATAATTTATCCTTAAGTTTAAGATTGTTGTTTAATCTTTTCTCCAGCGGCTTTCCAAGCAGATACTAAATCTCTAGTAGAAGCTCCTCTAGGAACTCTTGCAGACATCTCTGCTTGAGGTTTATTCTTTGAGAATGCTTCTGTATTAACAGAACTTGTTGGTCTAGCTACGTTAGTAGCTTTACTTTCAAATCCTGCTAGTTTTAGTACTACGTTAGGAGAACGTGTAGCAAGATCGTTTAATTGTGAGGTAGTTAAGTTTAATTCTTTAGCTAAATTATTATAAACTACTTCTGCTTGACTTCCATACTGTTCAGTAAACTTATTAGCTACTGTTGCAGCATTTTGTTTAGCAGTTTGTTTAGCTTCATTTTGCTTAAGAGTTTGATTAACCATCTCCATAATGGTATCTTGGTTAAGTCCAACCTCCTGAGTGGTGTTCTCTACAGGTCTGACTCCAGACTTTAATTCATCAAGAAGTTCTTGTGTAGTTTTACGTTTAGCAAGTTCCTCTTTCAATTGCGCCATTTCTTCCTCTAGGGTTTTAATGTGCTGTTGAGCATGAGGTACAGATCTTAACGCTTCTTCTGCACTAGCATACTTCTTTCCCTCACCTACCAATGCTTGAGCTTCGGTCGGAATCTCAAAAGGTTTAGCTTGGGTATCTTGTTGTTGAGTCTCTTGGGTAGTTGACTCAGATTGTATTACTTGTTCGTCACTCATTTAATTTCTCCTTGGTCAGGAATAAGATTATATAGTTTAGAGAAAGCTTTTTGAATACCTAACTGATAAGCTTGGTACTGAGACCAAGCAGGTTTATCAAAGTTATCATCATCTAAACACTTTCTTTGAGATAAACTTATTTGATCTTCTAAATAAGTTCTTATTTCTTTGAAGGCTTCAGCCTTTGAGAGGCTTTTGCCTTTATCTGATTTCAAATCCATATAAATATTATACCATAAATTTATAAAAAAGTCAAGCTACATTCCTTCAGGCATCTGTTGTTGAAGCATTTGTTGCTCCATAGAAGGCTGTGCTGCTTGTGCTTGTAAGTCTTGCTGTATTTGTAGCTTAAGTTTTTCTTGTTCTGCTCCCTCAAATAACATAGCGTTATCTTTAATGAAGTCATATTTTTCAAAACCCATATACTCTTCTACCATATTAGCAAGCTTCTTAGCTGAAATGTGAGGAGCAATAACTTGACCAATTGGACTGTTAAAGACACCTAACATGTTCTGCATTAGTTGTGCTCGAGCTGCATAATGTCTAGCACCTATAGGTCTAATCTTACCTTTAGCTGTTAAATCTTCTTTAGTAACAGATAAGAAATCCTGTACACCAAAGTCATCATCCATAACTTTAGCAAGTTCTGGAACATTAATATTACGTTGTGCTAGCTCTAGCATTGTATTAAGAACAGGTTCTAAGAACTCTGTTTCAAATTGGTTAATTTTATTTTGGAAGATACGTGATGCTGCATTTTGTAATTGTTGTACTTCAAATGCAGTCTTCTCACCTGGAGTTCTAAAGCCCATAGCTTCTTTAGGAGCTCCTGCCATCTCTTCCATAACATTTAATATAGCTGCAATTTCATTATTAACTTGGAATGCTGCTGCATTAGGAGCCATAGGTTCTACATCACCATCTTCTGGAATATGTATTA